TGCTACCGCAACCGCTTCGCGGATTCTCCGCTATCTCCCGCTTCGTTCCTAGTGCGAGGAGTTTTTTGGAGCAACAGAATTGTGGACTTCGCTAGTTCTAATGTAGCTCGTGACTACATCTCAAAGCGGATCGAGCCTCCCCGATCAAACAATGTCCGTATATTGCCTATATTTTTTTAAGTGCTTCTTTAAGAATTTTTGAACTGCCTACCCGCACATTGATAATACCGTTATAGTAATCATCTGTTTCTAATACTCTGCGGTCAAATTGTTCCTTAGCCTCTAAATAGCTCATCAAGCCTCTACTTTCACACATATAAAGTATTTCTCGTGTGAAATTGTCTTCACCTAGTTTTTCTACGTCTGCAATTAAATGATCTGAGGAACCCCAGTAATCTCGCCAATCGCTTTCAACTTTGCTTCGCCTTTTATTTTTCTTGCCTTTAAGTGGAGGTCTTGTTTTTTTGAATTTTGCTAACTTTTTGCCTATGTACTTACGGTTATTAGTAGTATTTGTTATAAGATATACAAATCCTTCTATATTCTCAGGTAATTCTTCTATATTTTCACCTTGGTAAGTCCATCGCATATGGATACTTACCGTGGATCACTCTGATGGGACGTTCGTTTTGGAATTATGCTTATAGTGTATCTCATCCATGCGTTCTTTTGCTAGTCTTCGTATCTCTCTTAGCCATTTGCGACTTTCTCTGTGTGTTCGTACAGAGTTTCTAGCTTCAAATGCCTCGTTAGCTTTGAAGTATTGCATGTATGCCTTTGTCAATAAATCATGAGTGTCATCATTCATTATGTACCTCCACATCATTCTCATATGATGTAAAGCCATTTTCCTTGACTACCTTTAGAACGTGTGTTACTCGTCCTACCAATTCGTCTTTGTGTGATATCAAATATACGTTCTTAGATCTTTCTCTCCCCATCTTTTTAAGTATTGCTAAACTGTTTTCAACGCCACTAATATCCATACCTGAATCAACAAGCTCATCAATGAACAGCAGATTAATATTCTGATATAAACTCTCCCACACATCACGGAAGGCAAAACTCATACCAAGAATTAATCTGTTACGCTCACCTCTGGAAAGATTATCAAAATCAAGATCCTGCCCATACTGTGTAATTTCAACAGATAAGTCATTTATAAAAACAACTTGATGTGGCAAGCCCAGTTTGTCAAGATAATGTGTGAGCCTGTTGTTCAGATATGCCAAGTTTTGATCAATAATTTTTTTACGTATGAAACTGTCCTTATTTGTGAGCAGTTTCAACAAGAACTCTTGATGTTCTTTCAAATCGTTGAACTGATTGATTGTTGACCAATCAATCTCTTGGATCCCTGTGTTTTTTAGTTCGTCAACTTGTTCTTGATAAGGATCTGATTCTGTTTCAGAATTCTCAAGAGCTGTTTTAAGTTGTTGAACGTTTTGTTTGTGATCATAAACTTCTTTCAGTGTTTCGTAAAATGTTTCTGGTCTTCCGTTTATATCACCTATTTGATCTAACTGATCATTCGCTATTTTTAACTTTTCATTTATTTCACTTTGATATAATACTGCATCATCATATTCTTTTTGTTTTGTTTTTTCTATTTCTTTTTTCTTTTCTTCTTGTAAGTCTTGACCACAAGCATAACACTTTGCATCAGCAAGACCTTCAATGTCCTTTGATACTTTGTCTACAGATTTATCTGCTCTTAGTAAAGCAGAGTCAAGAGTAGAAGTTTCTTTTCTCAAATTGGAAATTTTTGTGTTTAGTTCTTCCCAATTTTGTAATTGTTCATGTTTTTCAATTTCTTTATCAACATCAAGGTGTTCAAGTTCGTCTATTCCTTTTTGCAGTTTGACTAAATTTTCTTTTCTAGTTGATTCCCATGCACTTTGTTTAAGTTGCAAACTGTTTATAGTTTCGCCAATTCTTTCATTACTTTGTTGTTGTGCAGTTAGCTTTGCATTTTCTTCTACTATGGCATCTTTAGTTTGTTTAATTTTTTCTTTTAAGTTTTCTGCCTTTTCAGAAAGTATTGTAATTCCTAAAAGTTGTTCAATGATATCCTTTTGATCATTTACTTTCATGCTTAAAAAAGGTTCGGTATATGTATTCAATGCAAGTATATGTTTGAACATATTATGACTCATACCTAAAAGTTCATTGATAGTTTCTTGTGTTTTCCTGCTATCACCTTGACTTTCATCAGTGAGTTCTTGTTCTTGCTCGTTAATAAAAAACTTTAGCAAGTTAGGACCACGTCCTCTTTCAACTTTGTAATTAACATTATCTTTTTCAAATGTCAAGGTTACTAACATACCCTTGTTATTTGTTTTGTTTATAAGATTATTTCTTTTGATGTTTGTTAATGCTAGTCCATACAAAGCATAACTTAATGCATTTACAATAGTTGTTTTACCGGTACCGTTTCTAGACCCCATATCATCACCACCCTGATCTAGATTTTCACCTAGCACAAGAGTCAGCTGTTGTTTATCGAAGTCAATAGCTTGTGTTTGATTACCTACACTCATAAAGTTTTTTACTGTAAGGTTTTTAATTTTTATCATAGTTCGTCGTATATCCTTAACAGTAAATTCTTATCATAATTTTCAGTATCAATTGCAGTAATTTCTTTAGTTACGATTTGATCTACACTTTCAAATTGTGTTATATCAATATCTGTATTAATTTCTTCGTCTTGTTGACTAGGAATAAGTGTAATCTCTCTACAGTCATAATCGTTTACAAATGTTTCTTTTATGAAACTTGCTTCTTCATAAGAAATAGGAAGATCTAGTGTCACTCTAAGATACATTTTGCTTTTTAACAACTTGTCTTTTTCATCTAATAGCTTAGATAACTTTATTGTTCTATATTTCGGACAATCGTCCCAGTTTATATAATGAGGTTCTTTATTATTTTCCTTATCAAGAATCATCATACCCCTATCATCATCCCATGCGTCTGCATAGTTATGAGGAAAAGCATTACCTAAGTAATGTATTCTTCCTTGTATTTGTCGCTTATGAAAGTGTCCAGAGAATACATAGTCTTGATGCTTAAAATGTTCTGCTTTTAGTTCGCCTGTGTCAGGCATCTGTACCATAGCGTTCATATAAAAGTTTGGAAGTTCAAAGTGACCAAACATATACTTGGTTTTTATTTTAGATATCTTTTTCCATTCGTCACCGACCAACCAAGGAATAAGTGCAACGTCATCTTCAACTAATATTTCATCAACATAAGTGATACCAGGAATGTGTTTACCAAATTCAACACTATAGACATCACGTTTGTCTTTGTAATATAAATCGTGATTACCAGCAAAAAAATAAAATTTTTCAAATGCCTTGCCTAGTTTTTCTAAACAACGAGTTGTACTATCTAATGTCTGAACATTAATTGTATTTCTATTATGATGCCAGTCGCCACAGAAGATTCCAGTTTCACAACCGTTTTCTTTCGCCGTAGCGATAAACCAATCAACGAATTCTTCGCAATCTTGCAAATGTATTTTACTGTTAGACTTCAATCCAAGGTGGATATCAGTAAAAACCGCCGCTTTCTTAAACAAACTATAATCCTTCCAAGTTTATTATAATATACTTCACTGAATATGTCAAGTAGTTTTTTTACTTTTTGGTAGAAACTGTTGTTGTTTTTTCACCATGACGTTCTTTTCCTCGTTCCCATTCTCCTTGGGCCTGTCTGGTATAACTAGGATTCATATTGTTCATTTCTAAGATATCATCTCGTATATTTTGATTTCTTTTTTCAATGTTTATTACTCTAACAAACGAATTAGTCACTGCCGCAGTATAGTATGCAAACGGATTATTTGATTTTGACTCGTCAAATTGTAAACCAATTTGTGAAAGTTGCAATATTGCTTGTCCTCTCATTTCGTCATTATATGTATATCCTCTTACATTACCACGAGTAGCATATCTATCACAAAGTTTCATCCACATCATTGCTAATTTATTTGTAGCTTGTCCATGTCCTTTGTCAAAATAACCATTTTCCATACCACCTTGCCAATGACTCTTACCAACGCATGACATTTTGTTACTTTCGTCAAATCTAAAATGTTGAAATGGTGGAAAATTTAATTTTGTTTTTGTATCTGCTACTGTTTTAGGATTTTTCTTTCTACCAGGTTCCTCAGGTATATGATCATACATCATAATTCTAAATACCAGGTCTTCTTTTTTTACTTTCCTATAATCTATTTCAAATTCTGCCAGTTTTACTCGCTTGCCTTGTGCTTTTGCCTGTTCAAATGCTTTCTGTTGTAGTCTTTTTGCCTGATTTCTCTTGGCTTCTGCAATAGTTCTGATATTAATTTTGTCAATACTTGGTAATATAATGTCATACACGGCATAATCGTTATCGGTATAACTGCAAAAGGTGTTTTTGGACTTGGCAATTTCAGCTAATATGTCCTTATTGTTCAGATAATTTATTCTTTTCATGTTTTCTCCAGTTTACATACCACATTATAATATACTCTGATAATTTTGTCAACTAAATAACATAAAGGAGTTAACCAAATGCCAGAAATTTTTTCAGGGGGCGTTCCAAAACAAGGAACCAATGGAAGTGGACAAAATGTATCTAGTGGGAACAAGCCGTCATTCTTTTCACAAGCGGTAGAAAAAGGCAAAGATATTGCACAGGATATATTTTCTGGTGCAGAAGATCTAGCAGACAAATATGTGTCTGGAATGCGTGGAAAAAATTTACCAAAAGGATTAGATGAAAAAACAGTTCCTGGAGGTACAGCAACTTGGGGATATGGTGATATTGAAGGTAAAGATTGGCGAGTATCGTTAAGTCTTCCTAGAAACGCACAATTCACTTCTTCCAAACTTCTTAATCCTTTAACGCATACTGGTAATAGATTAGTGTTTCCGTATACACCAACCATTATACTCAGTCATACAGCAAATTATAATCAAATACAGCCTATACATAATAATTATCCCTTTTTTGCTTATCAGAATTCACAAGTGGATCAGCTTGTTATTACAGGACAATTCTATAATCAAAACTCAATTGAAGCACAATATTGGATTGCCGCTTTACACTATCTAAGATCAGTTACAAAGATGCAATATGGATTAGGAGCCGCAGATCCTGGAGCACCTCCTCCTATTGTTAAGCTAAACGGATACGGAGATTATGTATTTAAGGACACACCTGTAATTATTACAAACTTTACAGTTGATATGCCTTCAGAAGTTGATTATATAGCAACTGGTATTGTTGGTTCGGAAGGCGAACCCAAAATAGATTACAGTGATTTTGCGGCTCCAAAAGCAACACAAAAAGGTAACCAAATGGATATTACTTGGGCACCTGCAGAATCACAGTTTACAGTCACTTGCCAACCTATCTACAGCAGAAATAAAGTGGAGGCTTTCAATTACAGTAGTTTTGTAAATGGAGAAGGAATTAAAGGAGGATATGTATAATGTCTAGTCCTTACGCAAGAACTCCTTTTAGATCAGACGGAACTTTAGGAGTATTAAGCATAAGACCGGTGCCAGGCTATGCAGATGATCCGTTGTATACTGTTGAGCCACAGTATCATCAAAGACCAGATTTACTTGCACATGACATGTATAACGACAATAGATTGTGGTGGATTTTTTGCCAAAGAAATATGGATACTATGGAAGATCCTATTTACGATCTCAGAGCCGGTACACAAATTTATTTGCCTCAGATAGATAAAGTAAAAGAAATCTTAGGAGATTAATATGGCATACGCCTATGAATCACACGATCATTATGTTAGAGATAGTAAAGGAAATGCTGTCAAAGATAGCAAAGGCAATCCTGTTAAAACTAGCAAGGCGTTAAAGGAAGATCAAGAACCTAAAAAGCCACCTTCACCAGAGGAACAGCGTAAAGGCGCAGAGATGTGGAATTCCTTTATGGGTAGTATGGGTAAAGATAATATGAAAGTCCCTGTACCTGGAGTCGCTGAGAATAATAAAAATATTAACACAAACGCTACTGTAAAAGAAGAAAGTGCAACAGTAAACGAAGATACACCTGTTTATACTGACAGTATAATGAGGATTGCAAAAAATACCACAAAGATACACAATTTTGGTCTTGGCAAAATTCCATTTGAAAACGAGCTTGAAAAATTTGCATCAGTAAATCATATATTTGCTTTAGGTACAATTAGCACATATGAGTCAAATTTTCCTGATAAAACATATATGAAGAACGGCATAAAACAAAATCAATTAATTTTAAGGAGTAACGGTACTTCACAGGCTAAGAAACCAAGAACTTTCGGAGAACAGTATTACGATATTAACACACAATATTTTATAGATGAACTAGAAATAAAAACTATTATTGCACCCAATCAAAAAACAAGAGGGTCCAATGCTTTTGGATTTAGTTTTAAAATTACTGAGCCATATAGTATGGGCATGTTACTACAAACTATGCAATTATGTGCCAAGAATGCAGGTTACTCTGATTACCTACAAGCACCATATGTTTTAATATATGAACCAATAGGACATCTCGATGATGGTACAACAACAACAGGACCAAAAAGATATTTTCCTTTGAAAATTTACAAAATGGATTTTAATGCAAGTGCAGGAGGGTCAGTATATGACGTACAAGCAAATGCTTGGAATGATGATGCACTAGCTGATACTTTTCAAACATTAAGAACAGATGTTACTATTTCGGGAAGAAACTTAGAGGAAATATGTCAATCTGGACTTAACAGTCTAAGCACAGCTATTAACACAAATTTAATTAACAATAGAATTAAAAGTGCAAAAGATAAAAAGACAAAAATGGTAGATACTGATGAATACATAATTTTGTTTCCTAAGGAAATAGCAAGTGACAAGTTTGATTATGAAGTGTCGAGATTTGATAATAAAGCAATTGAAGGTGATCTTGAATTTAAAGAGTTCACTATTGACGAAGCATTTGGGTCAGCGGATACCGAAACATTAGCCGGCACAGGTTACACACCTAATTATACAGGGCATCCGGCAAGTCGACCGACAGATACTGCATTGAAGCGTGAATATATTCAAGGTAAGGGAGGATATAGCGTTAAAAGATCTAATCTTAGTGAAGGAATAAAAGCCAAGTACACAGGTGCGGCAGGAGAAATAGGAGAAATAGGTAAACAAAGAATTATACCACCTAGTGCTTTCGCCAAAGGAGCCGTTCCGTTTGGTAGAGGTAATTTTGCTAAAACACAGGAAACAGGAATTATTGTTAGAGGCGCAACCACTATCAATAAAGCCGAAAGAACTATCAATTTCCGTGCAGGAACTAAAATTACAAAGATTATAGAAGAACTAGTGTTATTAAGTGACTACGGAAAAAGAATTACTGATGAAGGTGTTGCTTCTGATAAAAGCGGAATGGTTGATTGGTTTAGGATACAAACTCATGTTTATACACTAGATGGTGAATCTACAGAAAAGGTTATGGGAAGGAAGGCAAGAATATATGTATATAGGGTTATTCCTTACAGAGTTCATAAAAGTATTTTTCAAATGCCTAACGATGCTCCTATAGGATATGATCAACTTCGTGCAAATGCAGTAAAACATTACAACTACATATACTCAGGATTAAACAAAGACATTTTAGATTTTAATTTAGAATTTAATAATGCATTCTTTAATGCACTAGCAATGGATAAGATGAATGAATCTGCTTCTAATAGATTGTCTGAAAAAGGTGGAGGTTATCCTAATCCAGAGAAGGAAGAAGTCGTAAACGAACCTACGTCAATAGATGGACAAACAGCTGAACAAATCAAAGAAAACTCTGGGTCGCAATCTGCAGGTGCTACAGAAGAAACTCCTGCACTAAGAATTGCTAGAAACTTTAATGAAGCATTGATGAATAGTGCAGTTGATTTATTAACCTGTGAAATGCGTATAATGGGAGATCCTTATTTTATGGCAGATAGTGGAGTAGGAAATTTTAATTCTGATGGCACTACATTTATGAATTTAAAAGCCAATGGCGCAATAGATCATGAGAGTGGTGAAGTAGATATCATTTTAAATTTTAGAACTCCTGTTGATATTACCGCTGAAGGACCTCAATTCGACGGACGCACAATAGGAGTAAAAGATTTTAGTGGATTATACAAGGTTTGGCAGGTAATCAACAATTTTTCCGGTAACGAATTTACACAGGACGTAAGCATGATTAGAAGAAGAAATCAAAAACAAACTGCTGGTAAGGTAACAAACAGTAGATATCAAGATAAGGAAGCATATGAAAAACGAGTAAAGGCCGCCGAGGAAACTGGAGATCCATATTTGATTGCTTTCGCTAAAGCTGACCTTAATGGAGATGGTATATTAGATGAATGGGAAGAAACAGCAAAAGGCGGATACTATGCAGATTTGACAGACCAAGATATTAAGAATGCACAAATACAGGCACAAGGAAAAGCCAATGCAGAGCGGACTAAAACTAAAGAAAATGAAGAAAAATATATTAATAACCAGAATCTCCAAGGAATACAGTAATGCCAGAAATTAAAAGATCAGTAGGAGATGTACCAGCTAGAATGCCCATGGGGCCATTTGAAGCAAGAGTAGTTAGTCATCTAGATCCAAGAAGAAGTGGAGACCTTAGAGTTGAACTTTTGTCAAATGTAACAAGTGGTAATGACAGAGGATTTGAACCAGGACAATTATTTACTGTTAGATACTGCATGCCTTTCTATGGCGTAAACAATATAGAAAGTAATGATAAAAATAAAACTTACCAAGGTACACAACAGAGTTACGGATTTTGGGCTATTCCACCTGATCCTGGATCTAAGGTTTTAGTAATATTTGCAGAAGGACAATCTAATCAAGGATATTGGATAGGATGTATTCAAGACGAGTTTATGAACTATATGGTTCCACAAGGCCAACCAACTGATCGTGCAAATAACATTATTCAAGAGGGATTGCCTGACGATTTGAAAAATAAAAATCTTCCGGTAGGTGAGTACAATAAAAAGAATGCAATTAATCTAAGTGACCCAGATCAAGAGCCTAGACCATATAATCCATTATACACTAGATCATTAGCCGCACAAGGACTTATCGATGATGTTAACAGAGGACAATCAAATGCTAGTGCAAGGAGGGATATTCCTAGTACTGTATTTGGAATGAACAGTCCAGGACCTTTAGATAGACGAGACGGAGCACCTAAAGGAAATTACGGACCCAAGGGAGAATCTGTACAACACTTTAGAAGCAGACTAGGTGGGTCTAGTTTCGTAATGGATGACGGAGACGGAGAAATATTTAGACAAGGTCTTGCAGGTACAACAGGATCTGTATATTATGACATAGGAAAAGAACCTAAAAATAATTCAAAGGTTGACAAAACATTACCATATGGAGATTCATTAAGATTTAGAACACGTACAGGTCACCAAATATTAATGCACAATTCAGAAGACTTGATATACATAGGAAACTCATCAGGTAGTGCTTGGGTAGAATTAACTTCAAATGGTAAGATAGATATTTACGCTAGTGACAGCATAAACATTAGAACTGAAACAGATCTTAATATAACAGCTGACAGAGATATTAATATTAGAGCAGGCAGAGATTATAATTTAACAACCGGTAGAGATAAGAAAGAAAATATAGGAGTAAACAATGATGTGATCATTGGTCAAAATGATACAAAAAATGTTGGAGTAAACCAAGATGTTAGAGTAAGTGGTAATAGACAAAAAGCAATTGGCGGAAACGAAGACGTTCAAATTGCTGGAACACAAAGGTCAACCATAGCTGGAGATTATAACTTACAGGTAAGCCAAGATGGACACATTGCTGTAAATGCCAACCTTCACAGCAAGGTTGTAGGAGATTATAGACAAACTGTAAATGGTGCTTTTAATCTTAATACTGTAGGTGATAATAAATTAACAAGTGGAGCAAATACACAAATCAAAAGCGGTACTGACACAATAATAGATTCAACGAGAAATACATCTGTTCTATCTGGAGTAGTTCATAAAGAAACTGCTACACAAATACATATGAATACTGCGGCGTTTACAGCAAACGCATCTGATACAGCAGATTCAATTGGAGATACATTTACAAAATCAGCTACCAATCAGGCAGTAGATGATAGCGATCAAGTTTTAGACAAAGACGGAAATCCTATTGCAGACTTACGTGTTACAGCAGATGCCACAAGAGCAGTAGAAGCCAAGGAAGCAAACACTCCAAGACGTGTTCCGTTACATGAACCTTGGTCTGGACATGAAAATTTAAATCCAACTGCACACACTCCAAGTGGTACAGAAGCTATAATCCAATCATCTCCGTCATTAAGAAGATCATCACCAACGTTAGAGAAAGAATCAGATATGCCTGAACGTAATAGCACTTCTGGTGTGTTTAGAGCAGGAGATACAGATCCAGCAGTAGTAGATATAGATAAAGTATATAAAACTAACGATGATGGTACTGTTGGAACACAACCAGCTGAACCAGTATCAAGACGGGAGTCACAAAGATTTTTCCTTAATGAACTTATAAAAGGTTTAGGACTAGATCCTGTCAAAGCATTACAAAGCGGAGCAGTTGAAGGTGGAGCCGGCGAAGCATTGGCTATGGCGTGTGCCCAGATAAAAGCAGAAAGTAACTATGAACCTCAAAGTGAAAATTTAAATTATAGTGCTAAAGGATTAAGAGCTACATTTAAAATGTTTAAAAAGCCAGGAGGATTTGAATTGTCTGAACAGTTACACAGAAAGCCTGTTGAAATAGGTAGTGTTGTTTATGGAAGTAGAATGGGCAATGGAGGACCTGAAACTGGAGATGGCTATAGATACAGAGGACGTGGATTAATACAATTAACTGGCACAGATAATTATAAATTATACGGAGGATTTGCCGGTGTAAATATTTACAAAAATCCAGAGTTAGCTAATGATCCTAAGGTTGCTTGTAAACTAGCAGTAGCTTATTTGACTCAAGGTCCTAAGGCAAGATTTATTACTTGGACTGACACTAATTTTACTAGTTTAGGAAAACAGTTTCAAAATGCTGTTGGTTATGCTAACGCATCAGCAAAAACCCCACAAAGGGTAGAAATAGCACAAGGAATTTGGCAACAAATTAAAAATGGTGATCTAACACCGTTAACTGATGTAACATCACCAACACCAGTAGGTACAGGAACAGGACAGGTTATATAATGCATAAGTTTGTAGTCATGAAGGACTTTGAATTGTACACATACACAGAGTATGAAGATATACCATCTGACTTTGATCATGTGATTGAGTTTAATGTTTCAATACCAGAAGGACCCCATACTCAAGAACAACATGAAGAAATCGAAAAATGGCCTGCAAAATTAGAAAAATTAATGGAGATAGAACGTGCCAGCAGTAACTAGAATTGGAGATGCCGACGTTGCTCACTGCTCAGGAATGACAAGAGCAGTAGGTAGTCCAAATGTATTTGCAAACGGAATATCCGTCAGTAGACAAACAGATGTAAACACTTCACATGATGAACCTGGAGATCCTTGTCCGTCACATGCGGCTCCTATAGCAGTTGGAAGTCCAACTGTATTTACTAACCAGTTAGGTACAGGTAGAATTGGCGATGCTATAAGTGGTTGCACAAGTGTTGCCGCAGGATCACCTAACGTATTTGCGGGTCCATAATTAAGGTAAATATTAATATGGCACAGAATTTATACAAAGAAATAACATTAAAACCAAGAAGACAACCTAAGCCTCCTGTAGCACAGAAAGCCTATAGAGGATTTAGCACGGTAAATGAAGAAAGTAACTCATTTCAAATGTATGATTTGAACCTAATTAAGCAAGATTTGATTAATCATTTTAACATTAGACAGGGTGAAAAATTAGCTGATCCAACATTTGGTTGTATTATTTGGGACGCATTGTTTGAACCACTTACAGATGTATTGAAAGATGCCATTGTAAAAAACGTAACAAGGATTATAAACACCGATCCACGTACAAGTGCTTCGGAAGTGCAGGTTACCGAATTTGAATCTGGATTACAAATAGAATGTACGTTAACATATCTAACATATAACATAAGTGAACAGCTAAGATTAAGGTTTGACAAGGCTACTGGTATATTGTGATAGAATTAACTACTAGGTTAATAAAAAATCATAAATACTCGTAGTATAAATTAAAGGATTTTAGATGTCATCTACCGATAGACAAAATAGACTATTATTAGCAGAAGACTGGACAAAGGTCTATCAAAGTTTTAGAAACGCCGAGTTTGCTTCATACGACTTTGATACCCTACGTAGGGCAATGATTAATTATCTGCGTAATAATTATCCAGAAGATTTTAACGATTATATTGAAACATCAGAATATCTTGCACTTATAGACTTAATTGCCTTTTTGGGACAAAATATTGCATACAGGGTCGACCTAAATGCAAGAGAAAATTATTTAGAACTTGCAGAAAGAAGAGAATCTGTTTTAAGACTTGCAAGATTACTGTCATATAATCCAAAACGTAATCAAGCCGCTAACGGTTTATTAAAATTTGAATCAGTATCAACAACAGAATCAATAATTGACAGCAACGGAACTAATTTAGCTGAACAAACTATTGTATGGAACGATCCAAGTAACACAAATTGGGCAGAACAGTTTAAAAGAGTACTCAATGCCGCACTTCCAGAAAATAATACCATTGGCAAACCAGGAAAGTCTACAAGAATTAATAGTGTTTTAACACAAACCTATAGATTTCAATCAAATAATACTGACGTGCCTGTTTATACATTTTCAAAAGGAGTAAATGGTATATCAACAGTATTTGAAATGGTATCAACAGATATTAATTTAGATAATTCTACACTAGAAGAAGAAATGCCATTACCAGGCAATAACCTGCAAATGATTTATAGAGAAGATGGAAGAGGAAATGGTAGTGCTAACACAGGATATTTTTTACATTTCAGACAAGGTAATTTAACAACAGGTGATTTTGAAGTAGCAAGTCCTCAAGCTAACCAAAGGATTAATATTGAAGCTGAAAATATTAATGATTCAGACGTTTGGTTGTTTAAATTAAACACAAGCGGAGTTGTAGAAAAAATTTGGACAAAGGTTCCTGCTACCGAAGGTAACAATGCAATTTATAATGCATTGTCTAAAGGAGTAAGGGATTTTTATACAGTACAAACTAGAGGTAATGATGAAATAACCTTAGTATTTGCAGATGGTACATTTGGTAATTTACCAAGTGGTAATTTTAGAGCATTTTATCGTACTAGTGCAAACAGAACTATGCGTATTAATCCGCAAGAGCTTACAGACATAAATTTCACTTTTGATTATTTAAGTAGAACAGGTAAGACAGAAACTATGACAGTATCTGTCGAACTTAAAGACACTATTACAAATTCAAGTGTTTCAGAAACAAGTGCTAGTATTAGAAATTACGCACCGCAAACTTATTATACACAAAATAGAATGGTTACAGGAGAAGATTACAACGTTTATCCTTTAACTTCTAATCAGGAAATTATTAAAGTAAAAGCAACTAATAGAATTTCAAGTGGTATAAGTAGATATTTTGATTTGAAAGATGTAACAGGAAAGTATTCAAGCACCAATTTATATGGTTCTGATGGTATACTTTATAGAGAATCTTACGAGGCTAAAAAAACTTTTAGTTTTGCAACACAAACTGATATTGAAGGACAAATAGAAAATACCATTTTACCAACAATACAAAGTCGTGCGATTAGTAATTTTTATTTTAGTAATTATGCAAAAATTATTGTTAGTGATTTGAATGCAACATGGGTACAATCTACTAAAGGGACAAATACTTCAACAGGATATTTTACCAATGCAAGTAACGTAGCTTTCCAAGTTGGTATATTTACTGGAGGTTCCTTAAAATATATAGAAGCAGGAGCATTGTTAAAATTTAAACCACCGGCAGGATTTTATTTCATTGGCGAAGGAAATTTAACATCCGATGCTACAGCCAAAGGTGCAAGTTCATACAAATGGGTTAAGGTTATAAGCGTCGACGGTGCAGGTACATCAGTAAATGCAACGACAGGTGTAGGACCTATTGTTTTTAACGAGACGTTAGCAAACAATAGTATTTTAGAAGAAGTAAAACCAAAGTTAGTAAAAGATTTAACAGCAGACGTTAGGTCACAAATAATTGATCAAGTATTTGCTTACAAAACGTTTGGTTTACGTTTTGACCAAGTAAACAGAATTTGGCGTGTAATTATTAATGAAAATCTAAACATAAACGATGCATTTAGTAATGGTAAGACAGGCGACGTAACAAATAACAAATTAGATGCAAGTTGGATATTATTATTTCAGACTAATGGTGAAAAATATACAATTACAAATAGAGGCCTGCGTTATATATTTGAAAGTGATACGGAACTATCGTTTTATTTTGATAATCAAAATAAAATTTATGATTCTTCAACAGGACAACTTGTTAAAGATAAGATAGGCATAATGAATTTTAATACTCAACCAGATGCTTTAACAAATTTTAATAATGATATTGATTGGGAAATAGTTAAAGATTTTAGGAATGCAGACGGTTATGTAAATAGTAAAAAAGTTGAAGTTAGCTTTTTTGATTTGAATGATGACGGGTCAGTAGACGATCCAGACATTTTCGATAATGTTGTTGCACCAACAGTAAATTCGACTAGTAAATATATTTTTCTAAAAAAGATTTTAACAGACCAAGGATTTAGCAAATACAATTATCTAGCTACAGGTTCGTCTATTGTAGTTAAAAACACAGAAACTGAAATAGGTGCCTACAGCCAATATAGCAACGACCCTACAATATTTTATATTGTAGATCAAAACAATTTTAAAATATTGAGCGGAGGTAGTTTATCACTAACAAGTGATTACCAAGCACACATTGGAAGAGACAACCTGAAATTTCAGTACGTACATAGTGCTGACGAATCAAATAGGATAGATCCGAGTGCAAGTAATATTATAGACGTTTACATGTTAACACAAAGTTATGATACACAGTTTAGAAAATATCTTGCTGGCACTTTATCAACTATGCCTTTACCGCCAAGCGTTGATAATTTATTCCAACAGTATGGACAAAATATTAATAATGTAAAGGCAATCAGTGATGAAGTGATTTATCATCCTGTAAAGTATAAAGTACTTTTTGGTTCTCATGCAGAGGAAAATTTACAAGCTACTTTCAAAGTTGTTAAAAATTCTGAGAATGTTATAAATGACAACGATATTAAAGTTAGGATAGTTGAAGCTATCAATAGGTATTTTTCATTACAAAATTGGGACTTTGGTGAAACATTTCACTTTACAGAATTAGCAACATACGTTATGAATACACTTGCACCTGATTTAGTAAATATTTTAATTGTTCCTAAACAAGGAACACAAAGTTTTGGTAGTTTGTACGAGATTAAAAGCGAGAACGATGAAATTTTTGTAAGTGATGCGACAGTTACAGATGTTGAAGTCATTGACTCAGTAACTGCCTCTAGGATACAAGCATCTGGAACTGTTCTTACTGCATCTACACAACAGAATACTGGTATTCAAAGTCAAGCATTGACTGTTTCCTCCACATCTGCTACAACAACAACCACTAGTTCATCTTCGTCAACATCTTCATCTACATCAAGTAGTTCAAGTAGTTCAAGCAGTGGTAGTGGTTCTTCAGGATCTGGAGGTTCTAGCGGCGGTGGAGGTTACGGTTACTAATGGCACAAGACGAAAAACCAATTCCAATTAACGGTCAAGATGACAACAAACGCAGTTCATCTGATTTACTGCCTCGTTATTTCCGCAGTACTGCAAATAATAAATTTTTAAGTAGTACATTAGACCAACTTATGCAACCTGGCGTGGTTGAAAAGGTAGATGGATTTATCGGACGTAAAGACGCTAAAGCCTGGAATGCTAAAGACAATTATCTATCAGACGTTACAACTGATAGAGAAAGCTATCAATTAGAACCTGTAGCAACAATTACAGATGATATTGGAAATACCACATTATATAAAGATTATAGAGACTATTTTAATAGTGTTAGAATACGCGGTGGAGACGTTTCTAATTTAAGTAAATTAAGTAGACAAGAATATTATGCTTGGGATCCACATATCAATTGGGATAAGTTTGTTAACTTTAGAGAATACTATTGGTTACCTATGGGTCCAGAAACTATTCCTGTATACGGAACATCTAGGGAAATAAAAAGCACATTAAAAGTTCGCAGACAAGATAATATAGATAATGACGCATACATATTTACAGAAGACAATCCTGTAAGTAATCCTACACTAACATTATACAAAGGACAAACTTATACCTTTGATATAGATGCAGAGAATATGCCGTTCACCCTCAGAACTTCAAACAGTATTGATGATGATACAAATTTATATTCAACAGGAGTAAGTCAACAAAGTGTTGAAAAAGGTACAATAACTTGGAAAATAGATTTAGAAGCACCTGATACTTTATATTATGTCAATTCAAACGACATAGAAGGGTCTGGATTAATCGTTATCAAAAATATAATTGATAACACTTACCTAAATGTTGAAGAAGATATACTTGGTAGAAAAAATTACACCATGCAAAATGGCTATGAATTAGCCAATGGCATGAAAGTAGAATTTTACGGAGTAATTACACCTACAAAATACGCTACAGGAAAATGGTATGTTGAAGGTGTAGGCGACGAGATTAAACTTATTTCAGAAGACGATATAGGAATCAGTGCAAGTTATCTCGAAGATGTTACTACACAATTTGATGGCAACTCTTTTGATGCTTTACCCTTTGACGATGCTATATCTTATGCAAACAAAAAAGACTATCTTGTAATTAATAAAGCAAGTAAAGATAGAAATCAATGGTCAAGATATAATTTATGGACAAATAAATCTGTTATCGAAACAACTGCAAAAATTAATAATACTTCTGTAACTATTGATCAAGCATTTAGAGCCACTAGACCAATCATCGAATTTGAAGCAGGTTTAAAACTTTATAATTTTGGAACAGAAGCAAAAGCTAATGTAGACTTGATTGATACTGTTACAACTGATGTGTTTTCAGAAATTGAGGGACAAGAAGGATACTTTGTAGACGGCACACAATTAGTCACTGGTATGAGAGTTTTATTTACAGCAGATCCAGATACATTGGTTGCAGGTAAAATTTATGACGTCACATTTATTACACAAAATAATAAGACACAAATAGCTCTTAAAGAAGCAACTGATACAACACCATTGACTAATGAAACTGTGCTTGTGAAAGCAGGAACTAATTATAAAGGTAAAATGTTTTACTATACAGGAACTGCATGGAAGCAAGGACAAGACAAAATTTCAACTAATCAGCAACCTCTGTTTGATTTATACAATGATGCAGGTACATCCTTAAATGCATTATCAGGTAGTACATTTGTTGGTACACAAATATTTTCTTATAAAACAGGGACAGGAACAGCTGATACAGAATTAGGATTTGCTTTATCATATAGAACAATAGAAAATAGCGGTGATATTACTTTTGATTTCAACTTATTAGGAGATACATATCAGTATGATGTTTCTACCACTGTTGTTACAGTAAGAACTGATACTGCTTTACTTAGAAAATATACTGGTAGGACAACATATTCCAGTGTTTCAGGTTGGACAAAAGCTCCAGAAAAATCATATCAACCAGTTGTACAGCATATTAAAACAGGTCCTAGAACAAACAATTTTATTATAGACGTTTATATTAATAGTGGAGATTTAAATGATCTTGGTGTAAAGGTATACGTTGATAGTAAAAGGAAAGTAGAAAACGTAGATTATACAATAGATAGAATCAACAAATATGCTTATGTGAGATTTTATACTGATTTAGAAGTAGATCAAAAAGTAGTTTTAGAAACAACAAGTGCAACGCCAAAGAATGCACTTGGATTTTATAAATTTCCTATAAACTTTGAAAAAAATCCTATGAACGAAAATATCACGGATTTTACTTTAGGGGAAGTATTAGATCATGTTGATAGCATAGTAGATAATGCTCCTGGTTTTACAGGACAATTTCCTGGAAAAAGTAATTTAGGAGACTTAGGTTTAGTTTCAAAGTATGGTTTAAGATTCGTTCAACATTCTGGCCCAATCAATCTTGCACTTTTTAATCTTACTGATAAAGATTATGATTTAATAGAATCAATTAGATTTTCAGGTAGAGAGTATATCAAATTTAAAAGAGAATTTTTAAGAGTTGCTAATGATTTAGGTTTTGAAGCAGAAGATAAACAGCATGTTGATAAAGTCCTTTTAAGTTTGAGCGAACAAAAAACAAATCAAGATCCTTTTTATTTTAGTGACATGGTTCCTTTTGGAGGTGATACACTTTTAGATTATGAAATAGAAGACGCATCACAAACTATATTTTCTTTAACAAGAGCAGTTAGCTATACAGAACTTAATGAACATGCAGTTCTTGTATATCTTAACGAGAAGCAACTTATTAAAGACAAAGAATATACGATTAGTACAGATGGGTTTATAACTATAACAAAACCTGTATCAGCAGGACAAAGATTAAAAATATACGAATACGAAACAACCGACGGTTGCTGGATACCTCCTACGCCTACTAAATTAGGACTGTATCCTAAATATGAACCACAGGTATGTTTAGACGATACGTATGTCAATGCAATACCAGACTCAACAGGCCCATATAAAATTTATGGAATAGACGAAACATCAGGAAAACCTTATACTGATAAACTAGGTTGGTTTTATCCGTTGTTTACTGATGAACAATCTGCACAGGCATATGACAAGTCTAAGGGCGGTACTGGACTAGCTCACACACATGTTTTCAAAGGGGACAACAGAATCTTCTTTATGCCAAGTGGTTCAATGAATCATGCAACATATGATACAAATAATTTTATTGTTTGGCCGTCTTCTAAGCCTGTATTACAAGGACACGATGGGTCATTATGGAGTTGCTTTGGTGATTATAGAGATTTACTTTTATTAGACTTAGAAAAAAGAATTTATAATAATTTAAAATTAGCATATGATGAAAATGTTGTTGATATTGTAGATTTTATTGGAAGTAGATCTAGAGATACCGGATTTAATAGAGATCATATATCTTCACTTATGCAACCTGAATTCAACGATTGGTCTCAAGCTGTTGCTAATCCAGATTATACAACCAATAGTGTATTTTCGAGAAGCAATGGTTTTAGTTATAATTATTCTTTTGCGGCTGATTATAACAATAAGAAACTATCAGGATTTTGGCGATCAATGTATAAAGACTTATATAACACAGATAGACCGCATACACATCCTTGGGAAATACTAGGTATAAAATTAAAACCTACATGGTTTGATAGCGTATATGGTACTGCTCCTTACACTAAAGATAATTTATTACTTTGGGAAGATATGAGTAAGGGCATTGTAAGACAACCTAATACGAAAATTACATACAGAAACAAATTTAAAAATCCGGATATTTACAAATATATTCCAGTTGACTCCGACGGATATTTGGTTCCACCAAATATTACAGGTTATGCACTTTATTCTCCTGATGCAGAATATCAAAATGATTTCGTCTTTGGTGATGAAGGCCCTGTAGAAACAGCATGGAGAAGAAGTTCCCATTATCCTTTCGCTTTAATCAAAGCATGGGCTTTGAGTGAACCTGCACAATTTATAGGTTTGGCATTTGATAGAAGTAGAATCAAAAGAAATGCCGCTAATCAATTAGTATACGCAGACACATCAAAGCGTATAGAATTAGATCAAATCAAATTTCCTAATAGCTCGTCTGACACGACTAGAGTAAACACAGCTGGTTTAATAAATTATATGCAAGGATACCTTGCGTCGAATGAAAGTTTAAGATTTACAGAATATCAAACTAAATTAAAATCCTTGGAAAACAAACTAGGAAGCAAGATAGGAGGCTTTACACAGAAAAGTAAATTTAAATTAATACTTGATAGTAGAACACCAACGAATGAAGGAAACATTTTTGTTCCTGAAGAAAACTATAAAATTGTGCTTACAAAAAGTGTACCGACCAATGTATATACCTACAGTGGAGTTATTGTTGAAAAATTAGCACGTGGATTTAAAATATCAGGATATGATAAAAGTAATCCTAAATTTAAAATATTTCCAACATTAAAAAAAGGAAACGATCCTGTTGTAAATGTAGGCGGAGTTAGTGAAGATTTTGTAAACTTTTCTTCTTCACAAACATACGCTCCGGGAGAGATTGTAAAATTTAATAATGCTTTTTATCGTGTTAAGATTACTAATACAGGAAACTTTGTAGCAAGTAATTTTCAAAAAATGGTTGAGCTTCCAGTGGTAGGAGGTGTATCAGCAACGTTTACAAATAATTATGAAACTGTAGCAACAACAGTCAACTATGGAACTGTTTATACAGATGTACAAGGTGTTGTTGATTTCTTATTATGTTATTCTAAATATTTAGAAACAGTAGGTTTTACATTTGAAAAATACAACGAAACTTTAAAAGAGATTGAAAACTGGCAACTATCAGCTAAAGAATTTATGTTTTGGGCTACACAATCCTGGGAAGCAGGAACAGTTTTAACACTAAGTCCTAGTGCTAGAGAAATTGCATTTGAAAAGAAATATAATGTAGTAGATAATATATACGATAATTTTTATGATTACAGCTTATTACAAGCAGACGGTAAAAGATTATTGGCTGATTTTGCAACTACAGAAAGAGATAATACAAATAAGTTTGGATTAAAAGTAAAAAATACACAAGAAGGTATATATCAACTTAAACTTCCTATAGCACAAACTGAACACGCTATACTAATAGATAACCAAACGGTATTCAGTGATAAAATTTATAATAGAGCTCAAGGATACAGACAAGAACGTATTAAAGTGAAAGGTTATAGATCAAGTGATTGGAATGGTTCCCTAAATGTTCCAGGTTTTATCTTCCAAGATTCTGTCATTATGGAATGGACAGCTTGGCAGGATTATAAAATAGGAGATCTTGTAAAATACAAACAATATTACTATGTTGCAAAAAATCCTGTAACAGGGTCTAACAAATTTGATGATAATCAGTTTGTTATATTACCTGATAAACCAAAACAGGGATTGTTACCAAACTTTGACTACAAAGCAAAGCAGTTTGGAGACTTTTATGACTTAGACAGTGATAATTTTGATACTGAACAACAAAAACTAGCACAGCATTTAATCTCATATCAAAAGAGAAAATATCTTGAAAATATTATTCCTGACGAAGTAAGTCAATACAAATTTTTTCAAGGAATGATTCAAGATAAAGGTACAAAAAATGTCCTAAACAAATTGTTTGATAAATTAGGAAGTGCAAATAAAGATAGCTTAGAATTTTATGAGGAATGGGCTGTTAGAGCAGGTCGTTATGGTGCTACTGAAGGTGATGATGTATTTGAAGTTTTATTAGATGAGTCTAAATATAGATTAGATCCTCAACAGGTTGAATTAGTTGATAGTGTAAATCCACAGGATACTTCTTTAATTTATAAATTAGATAGAAATAGTGTCTATGTAAAATCTAAAGATTATAATCACAAACCGTTTCCAACAAAATATTTTAATGATGATAATTTTTACGTTCCTTCGGCAGGTTATGTAAATTTAACAGATGTTTATACAAGTATTTTAAATTATAATTTATTAATAAATGAGGATATTACTTTATTACAGCAAGGATCCTATATTTGGACAGCAAAAGATAAATCGCAACTTACATGGGGTGTATACAAATATAAGCCTACAGATTTAAAAATAACCAGTATCACTGCAAGTAGTGCCGATGTATTCACAGTTACATTAAACAAATATTTTGCATTTGAAAAGGGCGATGTAATAGGAATAAATGATGTCGCAACAGGAACTGATGGATTCTATACTGTTAATAAAGTTGAGTTAAATGTATTATCTCTAGATTCAGTTACAGATGTTCCAGCAACGGAAGATACTTATACAGCAAATACAGGATTTGTAACAAGATTCAAAGCAGTAAGGGTTGTAAATTTAACTGAAGCTAATAATAATATACAAAGAGATGACCAGCAACTTGAATTCACCATAGCCGGTACAAATTCACAAAGTGATACTATCTGGGTAGACGACGATGATACAGGTCAATGGGTAGTTTTAAAAAGCAAACAAGTTTTTGAACTAAAGCCAGAAATAATTAACAAAACAGCAGGCATACTAGACAGTACAGAAAAAGATTTTGGATCTAGCATCAGTGTTACTGAAAATAATAACTTTTTATCTATAACTGCACCAAAAGATCTAAACGGAACTGTTTACGTATTCACCAGACCAAGTGATAATACGGAATTTAATCAATTACAACAGATTGACGAAACACTCAATTTGTATGATTCAAATGGTGCATTTGGTACAAGTGCAGTTTTGAGTCCTGATGGAAAATATCTAGCAATAGGATCGCCTAATGCATCAAACGTCAAGTCTAAACTCAGGGGTGATTATCGTGCTTCAATAACTTATAACACAAATGACGTTGTATTTTACAGCCAGCAATTATGGAAAGCCAAGAGACAGGTTTCAGCAGAAGAAGTACAAACATTTTTCAATCATGCATCTAATCAACAAAGTAAAGGCGATGAATATAATTCTGCATCAACACCAAGATATCCTGATGTTCCATACATAATGAGAGGAAATCCCTCAATTCCTTTAGCGGCTACAGATCACATATTGATTAGAGCAGAAAAAGAACAATACGAAGGTACAAAACCTGGCGATATTTTAACTCTGAAATGGAATAGATATACCACGTCAACACTTGCAGGAATATCACCTTTCAACGGAGATTCAGTTTTGACTGAAGCATTAATAAACGGCCAACATACAATAGTAGGAAAAGTTGATGTTGTCTTGAAAATTATTAGTGCATTAGCTACACCAGATGTGGGAGATCAAGTTACAACCTCTACTGGTAGGGCAACCGTACAGCATAGATTTATAGATAATGACAATAACTTACAGTTATATATTAATAACATAAATGGTTCTATTGGTACAACAGGTACAATTTTATTAGGTGATATTACAGTAGGTGATTATACTAAGGAACAAAACATTACAGATAATTATCATGCAGGTTGGTGGTATGTAAATGTTGGAACTTCTTTCAACTCAACAAATATCTATGAATACAATGCTAATCTTGTAGTGCAAAACATTACAATTCAAGGAGACTCTGTTAATAATCCTACTTTTACAAATATTTTAGATGCAAAGCAAAACGAAGATGTAGTTACAAATCCTACTAGAGTTTCATATTTTGGAGTGTTAAGTCATGTTCAAGGATCTACTCAAACAAACATAGTAGATTCAAGATGGGTACTTAGGTCCCCAGCAGGACACGGAGCAAGTTTACAAATAGGTAACAAATTTAGATTTTGGTTAAACGATTTGTATGTAAATGATATTAGACAAGATCCTTCAGCAATAGGATTAGATTTCACCTACTTGAATAATACAGAGTTTACAGTCAATGATAAATGGAATGGTTGGACAGTAGCTAGATTAACAAATTTTGATCTTAGTGGTGAACCGTTTTTGCCCACAGTAGGACAATTAGTAACAGATACAAATACAGGATCAACGGCTACAGTAGCATTTATAGAAAGATCATTTGCTACAGCAAGATTTTATTTAAAGAATAAAAGCGGGTCTTGGGCAAAAGGTAGTGATTTTGGAGAAGCAAGTAATTTAACTTTTATTGAGAATGACTCTACTGTTAGAACTGTTGGGCCTATTAATAATACACATGTAGAAGATAGTGTTTCAGGACCTTTGTTGGTTGTAGATAAAGGAGTCAATATTCCAATACCAACTACTGACTTTTTACAAGACTTAGA